GCTCCCGGCTTCACGGTCCCGCACAACTTCGTCGTGGAGTCCCCTTCGTCCTTGTCGGAGGAGATAACGGCGTTGTTGACCAGACACGAGATATCGATAGGGGTCCCGGTCGCTCCGATCGTCAACTCCCCAGGACCTAGGTTGAACGTCTCCTGTACGGGTGCGGTCATGTTCTGCTCACTTCCTGACGATGCGGAGCCGTAGCGCGGGCATCGTCTGCTTGTCGTTGAAAGTCACCTGCACGGGCTCCGCGAACTGCACAACCAGACCGGAGGCGAGGAGCGCGGAGGCGACCGCGTCGCGGAACGCGTCCCCTTCGTCAACGGTCGTCGCGACGTAGGACGCGGGCAGGGTCACCAGTACGTCGTAGGTGTCGTGCGAGAGCGTGCAGAGGGTCCCGTCGTACGTGGTCTGTATCCACTTCGGCCACGCCGCGCCCGCGGTCGCCTGATCGGGAACGACCGGGTACGCCGTGACTCCGTCGACGGTCGCCAGGACGGCGACGAGTTGGGCGCGGACGTCCTGCGCCCGCGTTTTCGTGGAGCCGTTCGCCAGACTCACGCGATCACGACCCGTCGATAGGCGCGCTCGTGTTCCTCCACGAGCGCATCGAAGTAGGGGAGCCGTTCGGGTCCGTACTCCGACGCGTCGAGCCCGACCATGCCCAGCGGGAGGTTCCGCGCGGCTATCTCCCGCTGGACACGGCGAAGTAGAGCCTGTTCCAACGTCGCCGGACGCTCCCCGGTCCCGGTCCCGTCTCCCCAGGTGCAACGTTGATCCTGATCGTCCGTGGACGCGTCGATCATCCTTTGCAGGTCCACGTCACTGAGAGCAGTGGCGGGAACCTGCACGTAGTCGCGGATGGTCGCGAGGTCCAACGTCATCGGCGCGCTACTTCGAGGATGACGAGGACTGCGCGGCTTCGGGTTCGTCCAGCGCGACTGCGCCCGTGATCTTCGTGAACGTGCCCGGGTTCACGTTGAGGAACGCCGTGTATCCGGCGTATCCGACGAGTTGTCCCAGGACGTCCGGCTCCTGTACCTGCATGAGCCCGTCGACGTCTTCGTAGAACTCCGCGTACTGCGAGGGTCCGACGATCGCGGTCCCCGCGGGGAAGTGCGCGTCCACGACGAGGTTGAGCCCCATCGGGTTCCCGCCCGGAGACGTGACGGACAGGGACGGGAACGCGGGCGAGCCACTGATGCCCGACGTCATGCCGCCCAGGGAGCCCCAGACGTCCGGCGCACACCACAGAGTGTCGGGCAGGGTCTCGCCGTCCGTGAGCGACTGCGCCGCGGCGGCGTAGAGCGCTTTCATGACCTTCCCGGGGTCCGCGGGCGCGACGATCGGCACGGTCGCCGACCCCGCGACGGATGCGACGAACTGGGAGACGGCGTCGGCACAGGTGCGGATCGCGTAGACGTAGGCGAAGTCATCGAAGACGAGTTGGAGGATGCCGGGAGAGGTCCACTTGACGTCCTGCCGCGAGATGTTGAGATGACCCGCGAACGTGTTCGCCGCGACCGGGAGCAGGTCAACGGTCATCTTCTGCGACGCGGTGAGGTCCTTCTCCGCGGCTTGCTTCTGGACGTCGACATGCTGCGAGACCTTCGGTCGGTCGAACTTCCCCGCGGGGAGCGGCTTCCGGTTGCACGAGTTGACGAACGGACGGGTCGCGTCGATGAAGTTGAGGACCGGCCCCAGGATCGGACGCGGGATCAGACCCGGGTTGTCGGTCGTCTTCTGGTGCTGCGTCGCCCGTTCGATCCGCTCCTGTGCCTCCGGGTCCCGGAGCATCCATGCGCGGTGCAGTGTGATCGCGTAGTCAGCCGGGGTCGGGAACTCGCGGGCGAGGTCGTAGACGTCATCCTTCGGTCCGGTCGTGGTCGTGACCGGGCTCCGCTCCGGGAGCGCGCGGCGGAGCGTCGCCACGTTCGCGGACTGCGTCTCCAGTTCGGTGTAGTGCGCGATCGCGGTCTGTAGTTCCTCCATGCGGGAGCGGTCGCGGTCTACCTGCGTCTGTTCCTCGTCGTTAACGTCGCGGTTCTGCTCCGCGGCGCGTTCGGTCAACGCTTCGACGCCGGTCCGAATCTCGTCGTACTGCTCATGCAGTCGGTCCAGATATGCGCCCATCGGGCTCGCCTCTCCGGTCGAAAGTTCTCGACCGGGTGGCGGATTGCCCAACTACTGTCACGGCTCCGGGTGGCGGTTCAAACATGCGACCGGGTGGCGGATGCCGCGGGCTCCGGGTGGCGGTTCTCTGTCGACGTCCGACGCTACGCGCGCGGCGGGAGTCCGTCTAGGTAGGCGCGGAGCGCGTCGAGCCGCGGAGTCTCCGACGGCGCGATGATCAACTCATGTTCCCGGGCCAGGACGACCCCGGCTCCGGCGTACTGCGGACGCGGCGTCGCGGCGACGTGGGAGAGTCCCGCAATCTCCCGGTAGACGACCCGGCGTCCGTCGGCGCGCATGACGGACCGGGACCGGTAGACCCGCGCCGACACGCTCCATCCGGTCAACTCTCCCGACCTCGCCGCTTCGGCTTGCGGGTGGGACCGGTCGAGCCGGAACGATGCCCGGAGTCCGGCGCGCTCCTCCGCCAGTTCGATGCATCGACCTAGGTACCGGTCGCCGTCGTCGCCCGCGTGCCCGATCATCAGGTTTACCCAGCGTCCACCCTTCGTGACGTCCCGGGCGAACGCGCCCAGGGTCCACGATTCGACGTACGTGGTCGCGCCGCCGTCGTCGGAGACTTCGGCTTCCCGGTCGTAGGGGACCGCGATCCCGTCGACGGTCCACCCGTCGCCGACCGGCTCCAGTGGCGCGGAGGCGCGTTCGATGATGAGTTCGCTCATTGTGGGACCTCCGACGGAGTGAGTTCGGGAACGTTCGCCGGGGTCTGTCCGGCGTCGAGACTTTGGCCCATCGGGGGACGACCGATCACGGTCCGCGCCTCGTCGACCGTGATTACCTGCGCCGCGAGGAGCGTCGAGAGGACGTCCGCGGTCGTGGACGCGTCCGCGCGCATCCGTCCGGCGTAGTCCCATGCGACGTCCGTCCCGCGCGGCATGAGCCACTTCGAGAGCGACGCGATGAGCGGACCGGCGTACCGGTCGACGGAGTCGCGCACGAACTCGATGTCCGCGGACTCGATGTTCTGATACGTCATCGAGGTACCGGGTAGTCCGAGTTTGTACGACGGGATGCCAAGCATCATCGCGACCGCTTCGGCGTTCCACTGTCGCGACTGGACGAGTTGCGCGTCTTCGGCGTTCGAGACGATCGGAGTCAGGACGTAGCCGTTCGGGAGGACCACCGGCTCCCGCGTGTTCGTCATGACCCGCCAGGAGTCTTTCAGGTCCTGCGCCTGCGTCGGCGTGAGGACCGTCGGGGACTGCAGGACCGCGGGCGGGAGCGCGCCTCCGGCGAAGTAGGACCCGGCGTGCCGCTCCGCGGCGACCGACCCGCCCAGCCATTCGCCGTACTGATTCAGGACCCCGCGTCCCAGCGGCTCCCCGGACCGGTTGCCCGCGGAGACGTGCAGGAAGTCGGCTCCCGGCTGCCACGGCGTTCCGTCATCGCGGGTCAGCATCCGCCCGTTGACGACGTAGACGTAGGCGTAGGTCTCCGGGTCGACCATGAGCGCGACGTCCGCGACGGAGACGGGCCACAGGGAGCCGGGACGCAACGTCCGATAGTCGAGGTCGCCATAGAACGCGACGTGATTCCCGTAGAGGATCAGGTCCTCCGTCGCGGCCCATCGGTACTGCCACGGGTCCGACGACGGGTCCGGGTCGGTCAGCACGGACGGTTGGTCGGCGAGCCGGATCGAGACGCCCTTGTCCGGGTCCCAGCGCTTCGCGTACCAGTTCGTTCCGGCGATCGCGTTCGCCAGGAGCGCCACGCCGCGACCGAACGGAGGCAGTCCCAGCGCTTCGGCTTCGGTCGCCGGGTAGACGTCGGTCGGATACGCCGCGCCGGTCAGGAACGCATAGTCCCGCGACGAGGCGAGCCGGACGGACCGCGAGCCCGTCGAGAGTCCCGCGACCTTCGGGCGACGCTTCGTGGTTGGCATGACCGGCTCCTAGTAGACGTAGAACGCGAGAGGTTCGTCCGCGGGTTGCGCGACCGCGGCCACGCTCCACGCGACCGCGTGCAGGAGGTCGGCGCGGACGCCGCGATGTGCCTGCGTCAGACCTCCGCCAATCGTCGGCGAGAGCCCGACGGTCGCGACCTGATCCTCTAGGGACTTGTCGCCGGAGTGCGCAATCTTCCCGGCGCGGATCAGAGAGCGGAGGAGTGGCAAACCAGTCCCGGTAGCGCCGGACGCGGCACGTTCGACCGTCGCCTCCGGTAGCCACTCCTCCGCGTCGGAGACGAGGAGCGATCGCCCCACCACGACCCTGCATGCATCCCGTCTCCCGACCGTGAACGCGCTCCACGCGTAGGCGTCCTGCGCGCTATCGAACTCGCCTCCCCAGACGAGGAACCGCCCGTCAGCCAACTGCGCGCACGCCGCCGCGGCTGCCCGAAGTCCCAGGTAGTCATCGATCGCGACCACGACCGGACCGTCCGGAGGCGCGGCGTGGATATCGGTCAGGTGTCGCCACGAGTCGCGGTCGCACAGTGGCTCCGTGTCGGAGCGGGCGACCCATTGACGGCGCGGCCACACGTTGAGGTACTGCGCGCGGAACGACTCGATCGGGTCGTCCTCGTCGGGGTCCGCGGACGTCCCGGAGAGCGCGCGCCGCAACTTCGCGGCGAGCATCCGTTCCCGGCGCGGCGTCCAGTGCGGCGACGCGGCGCGCCACGCGTCCCGGTCCTCTAGGTCGGCATCGCGCGGCGCGGACCATTCGAGGATGAGCGACGTCGGCTCCTCGTCGCCGAAGTTCGCAAGCAGTCCGCCGCGCCGGAGCGGCACGAGCGACGTGCAACGTCGGTGCGCCGTGGAGAACATGACCAGTTGCGAGTTCTCGACCTCGGTCAGCGTCGGCTCTAGCCCGTCCTCCACGACCGGCGCGTCCACTCCCCATGCCTCGTCCACGACCGCGAGCGCGATCGTGTAGGAGTAGACCGAATGCCGTCCGCGGATCATCCATCGCGACCCGTTCGGCGCGGATATCTGCGGGTCCGTGTTCCCGTCCCGGGTGGTCCACCCGTCCCCGGCGCGGTCGTGCGCCCAGACCCGCGCCGGACGTTGGACCTCGCGACACGACGGGAGGTCCTTCCCGGTATGCATCATGGTCTGTTCGGCTCCGAACAGGAGCGGCGCGGCGTCGATCCTCCACAGACCCAACTCCCGGAGCAGGACCGACTTCCCGACCTGCCGCGCCGTCGAGACGAACGCGTCAAACCAGACGAGCCGACCGTCCGCGTCGTGTTCGAGGAGCCGCGCGAGCGCGAGACGTTGCCAGTAGCGCAGTTCGACCCCGCGTCCCGCGGAGTGGACGACGACCTGCGCGCCGTAGGACCCGACGGCGGACGGATGCGGCGGCGACATGAGCCGCGGCCAGGTCGCGTTTTCCGGAACGTCCCGGAACTGTCGGAGCCATTCGCACGAATCCCAAACGGCGTCACCGGGTCCCGGCGTCGTCGGGTCGGCGTCGTCAAAGTCGACCTCTCTGGGGGGTATTCCGGGCCGGGC